CGCTTCAAAAACTCTCCGATCGGTGGAAATCAGTCCAAATCGGTGCAAAACGGACATACTACAATCAAGATTGATACAGACTCACCCTTTATCAGTCCAGATCAGTCGGGGGCTAATTGAAAAAGGCACGTAAGGGCAGCACCAAGCCACGATTACAGAACGCACCGCTTAAAGGCGCATCTAGGATTGATGAAGTAAAGAAATTCCTAGCCGATTGCAAACTAGAGCTGCTGCCGTGGCAAGAATACGTGCTAACCGACTTACTCAAGGTCGATAAGGCTGGCAAATGGCGGCGTAAGACAAATTTGCTGCTGGTAGCCCGGCAGAACGGTAAAACTCACTTAGCGCGCATCCGCATCCTTGCAGGGTTGTTTATTTTTGGTGAAATGAATATAGTTGCAATGTCATCTAATCGCGGCATGGCGCTTGACACCTTTCGCAAGGTCGTGGACGTGATTGAGGACAACCCGCACCTTATGGCGCAGGTTAGGCAGATTCGCGTTGCCAATGGGCAGGAATCCGTTGAGCTTCTATCGGGAGCAAGATACGAAATAGTCGCGGCAACAAGAGATGGTAGCCGTGGTAAGACCGCGGATCTGCTTTACATAGACGAATTACGTGAGATTGATGAAGATTCGTGGACAGCGGCAAAGCCAATTACGCGCGCCCGTCCTAATAGCCAAATCTTTATGACATCGAACGCCGGTGATGCGTTCTCAAGTGTCTTAAACGACCTACGTAGCCGTGCTTTGTCTTATCCACCTGCCAGCCTAGGGTTTTGGGAATATTCGGCAGACGACTTTGCCAAGATCACCGATAAGGATGCGTGGTATCAAGCCAATCCAGCTTTAGGCTATTTGATCGATGAAGAAACAATAGCCGAAGCCATTGCTACATCCAGCGTGGAAGCAAGCCGCACTGAAACCTTATGCCAATGGGTTTCAGCTCTAAAATCGCCATGGCCCTATCGAGCATTTGAAGATTTAACGGTGCAGGATCTTAAAATTGAAGCGGGATCCGCGACCATATTTGGAATGGACATCTCAGTCAATAAAAAGATGGCAAGCCTTGTGGCAGGGCAAGTCCGAGAGGATGGCAAGATTGCCGTTGGCGTTATTGCCCAATTTGAAAGCCAAGTGGCTATTGATGAACTGAAAATGGCAATCGAAGTAAACGAATGGGCTAACAAATACCGTCCACGAATGATTTGCTTTGATAAATACTCAAGCATGAGCGTAGCCGAACGCCTAGCCCAATCTGGACACAAAATCCAAGACATGTCCGGAACCGTGTTTTACCAAGCCTGTTCTGATCTATATGATGCGCTTGTGAACGCGCGAATCGTTCACATCGGACAGGCTAGTCTGGTGGACTCCATGAATAACTGCGCCGCTAAAGAAACCGATGCGGGTTGGCGAATTGTTAGGCGAAAGTCAGCCGGGGACGTATCGGCAGCAATTAGTTTGGCTATGGTTGTCCACCAGCTACTTAAGCCACAAAGCAAGCCACAAATTATTGTGTGAAATGTCGGGAATGTCCGATTTGTGTGCTAACATATAGCGATGGGTCTTTTTGATCGTTTCCGCCCTACGAAAATTGAGGCGCAAGCTGCACCGCAGCTAATGACGGATTCTTTTAATTATTACATTCCCGGATTTCTTACACCTGTTAATCGCGATGAAGCAATGTCAGTTCCAAGCGTTGCTCGATGCCGCAATTTGATTGCTTGCACAATTGGTGGTTTGCCACTTGAACTTTACAAGAAATCAACAGGTGAAGAATTGGGTTCGCCGTTATGGCTTGAGCAACCTTCCGTAACCCAACCACGCAGCATTACAATTGCGTGGACGGTTGATAGTCTGTTATTTTTTGGCGTTGCTTATTGGCGTGTGACTGAAGTTTATTTTGATGATGGTCGCCCTGCACGTTTTGAATGGATTGCGCCGGGTCGCGTTGCGTTTACAACGGATGCAAACACAAATTTCATTACACAATACACAATCGATGGTTCACCTGTTCCAATGTCAGGTTTAGGATCACTTGTTACATTCCAAGCACAAGATGAAGGTATTTTGCAGCGGGGCGCTCGCACATTACGCAGCGCCATTGATCTTGAGAAGGCAATGCGCGTAGCTACATCTACTCCAATGCCATCTGGTGTTATTAAAAATACAGGTGCGGATTTAGCACCAGCCGAAGTTCAGGGAATTCTATCGGCATGGAAAGCAGCGCGTGAACAACGCAGCACCGCTTATCTAACTAGCACACTTGAATATCAGCCAACGTCATTTAGCCCACGCGACATGATGTTTGTTGATGCAATTCAAAACACAGCTACTCAAATTGCACGAATGATGAACGTTCCTGCCTATTACATCAGCGCAGATATGAACAACAGCATGACTTATGCAAATGTTCAAGATGAACGCAAACAATTCGTTGCGCTATCACTCGCACCGTACATCAACGCAATTCAGGATCGTTTGTCCATGGATGATATAACGGCGCGAGGCAATGTTGTTAAGTTTGATGTTGATTCTGCTTTCCTTCGGGTTGATCCGATGGAGCGTCTGAACGTCATTGAAAAAATGCTATCTCTCGGCTTGATTACACTTGATCAAGCAATGGAAATGGAAGATCTAACACCAAATGGAAACGAAGATGTTACTTCAGTTCAGTAGTGACGTTACCTGCAATGCAGAGGAACGCACGATCACCGGCAAGATTGTCCCATTCGGTGATTCAGAGGTCGGATATACGAATGTCGGCAAAGTCGTATTTGAAGCTGGCTCAATTGAGATTCCGACAAACCCAAAACCAAAGCTTCTATTAGAGCATGATGCTAAGAAGCCAATTGGTCGCCTGATTTCGTTTACTGAGGATGAATCAGGAATTTATGCAACCTTCAAGGTAGCAAATACATCGCGCGGCAATGACGCGCTTATTGAGGCAAGCGAACAACTCCGCAGCGGTCTATCCGTTGGCGTTGAAGTTATTGCTGGCAAGAAAGATAAAGATCGTTATCGCGTCAAATCAAGTTTGCTCAAAGAAGTTTCGCTCGTTCAGGCAGCAGCCTTTAAGAGCGCAGAAGTTTTGAGCGTTGCGGCTTCTGAACAAGATGAAGAAGTCGTTGAACAACCAACCACAAACGAAAGCGAGGCAGTCGTGGAGAATACTCCAGACACCGCAACCGTTGAGCCTAAGGTCGAAGCCCCTGCGGTAGAGGCTGCTCGCCCAACTGTTGCTGCACCAATTTATGCGAAGCCACGTATTAACGTGACTCCACTCGCGATGCTTGAGAACACCATTAAGGCAAATATCTTCCATGACGAAGATGCTCGCCAATGGATCGCAGCAGCATCCGATACCGATACAGTAAATGACGTTCCTGGTCTTGTACCAACTCGTCAGCTAACTGAAGTAATCAATCCAAAGACAACCGGCGTCCGTCCAGCAATCGAGGCTATCTCAGCTGGCACACTTCCAGATGCAGGTATGAAGTTTCAGATTCCACGCGTTAAGACCGCTCCAACTGTTGCAGAGGTAGCAGAGGGCGCAGCGTTCTCCGATACACAGACTGAAATCGAATACATTGATGTCAATGTCAAAAAATATGCTGGCATGCAGCAATTCAGCGTAGAAGTTCTTGACAGAACTTCACCAGCGTTCCTTTCTGAGCTTCTCGCTCTCATGGGCGATGCTTATGCCAAGGCAACCGATTTCGCAGTTATCACAGAACTTGCTGCAAGCGGAACCCTTGACTCAACTGCAACAACCCTTCCATGGGACGGCGCAGAATTTTCGTCATTTATTGCACGTGCAGGTGAATCCATCTACACAAACACATTCAAGTTTGCAACCGGTGTAATTGTTACTCCGAAGCAATGGTCAAACATTGTCGGTTTGGTTGATGGACAAAATCGCCCAATCTTCAATGCAGCAGCTCCACAGAACGCAGCCGGTGATCTATCAGTTAGCGCGATCCGCGGAACTGTTCTTGGACTCCCACTCTATGTGGACTACACATTCTCTGGTGAAGGCGATGACTCCATCATCGTTGTAAACCGCGATTCTTACACATGGTATGAATCACCACGCCTACAACTCCGCGCTGAAAAGGTCGGAACGGGCAAGGTTGAAATCGGAATGTACGGCTATGGCGCAATTGCTACAAAGGTTGCCGCTGGAGCGTTCACATTCAACAAGGCGTAATAGCCTAGAAGTAGAGTTACCCCGCCGCACAGCCCTTGCGGCGGGGCTAACATAGAAAGGATAAAGAAATGCCAGCAACATTTGTTACCGAAGCTGAATTACGCAGCGCGCTCGGTATTGGCAACCTTTATTCATCGGCGGTTGTCGAGGAGTGCTGCCAAGCGGCTGAAAACATTGTTAAATCAAAACTCTGGTATAACGAATTTCCCGTGGTTGCTCATGAAAGCACCACAAGCGTTGCGACTATTTATTTTGAAGTGCCACACCCATTTATTGTCGGCGATACCATCACGGTTGAGAACTGCGGCGCCAAATACAACGGATCTAAAACGATTACAGCAGTCACCACTTACGGCGTAAGTTACAGCGTAAACAACGCAACAGCCGAAATTAAAAATGCCCTAGTCCCATTTGGAAAGGCTTACGGCGTCACACATATTGATTATTCAACACTCCCAGAAGTTAATGAAGCATCCCTTATGGTGGCAGTCGATATATGGCAAGCTCGCCAAGCATCTAACGCTGGCGGTATTTCACCTGATTTTCAACCATCACCGTATCGCATGGGTAATACCCTTATGGCTCGCGTTCGAGGCTTGCTTGCGGATCATCTAGCACCGGGCGGTCAAGTAGGATAATGTCAGCAATCTCTACCCTACGTGGAACAATCGCGACTGCACTAGCTGATAATGCGGTGTGGCAGGTGTTTTCCTTCCCACCTGCCACTCCCCTTGCTAATAGCATCGTGGTACAACCCGGCGACCCTTATATCGAGCCTAGCAACGATCATTACAAGACGGTGAAGCCTAAGGTTAATTTCAAACTCATTGTGCTTGCGCCAATGTTTGATAACCAAGGCAACCTAATTAACATTGAAGATTATTATTTGAACATAGTAAACAAGCTGGAAGCATCGAGTATCGCATACTCCATTGGGACTTTCAGCGCACCCGCAGTCTTGACCGGCGTAGCAGGGGATCTGCTATCCGGTGAAGTATCTATCAGCGTTCTCTCAGATTGGAGCTAAACATGGCTGATGCAGACAAAGAGCGCGAGGCTTTTCTTGCCAAGATCGGTCAGGTAAAGCCCGCAGAACCAAAATCAACCCCAACCGCTAAGAAAGACGAGGAATAGCCAACATGGCAGTTTTCTTAAACAACAAGGTCGGTCTTAAGATCAACGCAGTCGATCTTAGCGACCACGTAACCAGCGTCACCCTTAATCAAGTAGCAGATGAACTTGAAGTAACTGCTATGGGCGACACCGCACACAAGTTCGTCAAGGGCTTGGAATCCGGCACACTTACAGTTTCGTTCTTAAACGATACTGCTGCCGCAAATGTCATGGCGACACTTCGCGCAGCTTTCGGTACAACCGTTGCTGTAAAGATGTTGCAGGAAAAACTTACTGCTGTTAGCGCTACCAACCCGCTTTACACTTTCGATATTTTGGTCAATAACTTGACACCTATCAACGGTGGAGTAGGCGACATTGGTACACAGGACATCACTTTCACGCTAAACTCAGTCGTGACAATCGCCGATAGCGGCACATTCTAAACAAGGAGTAATGGGCAATGGCAAAGTTAATAGTGACAAGGGCTGACGGGACAAAATCGACACACTCGATCACTCCCGCCGTTGAATATGCTTTTGAGCAGCAATTCCGCAAAGGTTTTCACAAAGCCTTCCGTGAAGATGAAAAGCAAGAGCATATCTATTGGCTTGCGTGGGAATGTCTGCGCCGCGCAGATGCTCCAGATGTCAAACCTTTCGGGGCGGCATTTTTGGACACACTAGCTGCGGTGGACGTGGTTGCAGATGATTCCCCAAATGGCTAACGCGCGATTCCTTCACGTATAAGATTGCTCAACTGAGCATCCATACAGGGATCGCGCCTAGCGAATTTATTAACATGGACACGGATTTGCTAAAGGCTTTTTATGAAGTCCTAAAGCAACAGGCACAGGATAGGAAAAATGCCGGTAGTAGTAGAGGGCGTTCCAGAGCTTAAGAAGGCTTTGAAGAAGTTTGCGCCTGATCTACGCAAACAGATGGACGATGAAATCCGTGTGGCATTAAAGGAAGTTACAAACGCAGCCAAGGCTAAAGTTCCAAGCCAAGCGCCGGGCGGTTTATACAATTGGGAAGATACGGGCGTTGAGTCACAAAGTCGCACGTCACGCGCTAGAGCGTTTCCTAAATACAATGCTCGCGTCATACGCCGTGGCTTGACTTATTCACTTGGTCGTAGCAAAAGAAATATGAGCGGCTTTGCCAGCTTATACTCATTGCTTAATAAATCCGCTTCAGGCGCAATTGCCGAAACTGCTGGACGCTTAAGCGGTGCTAGCGGCAGCAGTCGCAGTCAAAGCAATAACCCCAATGCCGGGGCTAGGTTTATTGGTGGCATGAATGGCATTGGCCCAATGAAATCGGTTGATCGCCGCCAAAAATCAACAGGTCGCATATTGTTTGCAGCCTATGTTGAAAATGAAGGCAAAGCGCTAGATGCGGTATTCAAAGCCATTGACAAAGCATCAAGATTATTCAATGAACGCGCCAAGGTAAGAAAGGCTGCCTAATGTCTAATATTCGCATTGATATTGCTTCGGAATTCAAAGACAAAGGATTTAAGCAAGCCGAAAAAGCCACAGGTGGTTTGCAAAACAATTTAAAGCAATTAGGTAAAACCCTTGTTGGCGTTTTGTCGGTTCGTGAGGTTTATCAGTTTGGTAAAGCGGCAGTTAAGGCTTTCCAAGAGGATCAACAAGCTGCTACACGATTAACGCAAACGCTTGGCAATCTTGGTTTGGCTTTTGAAGATAGCCGCGTTACTGCCTTTATTGCGGATCTTGAGAAAACATCTGGTGTGCTTGATGACTCGCTTCGCCCTGCGATGCAGTCATTATTGACCACCACAGGCTCAGTTACAAAGTCACAAGAATTATTAAACTTAGCGCTAGAAATCTCTCGCGGTAGCGGTGTCGATGTCGCTACGGTGGCAAACGATTTAAGCAAAGCCTACGTAGGCCAGACGCGCAGCCTTGCTAAATACAATACCGGATTATCACAAGCAGAACTTAAGACTAAGAGTTTTGGCGAATTACAGAATTACCTTAACAAGCAGTTTGCAGGACAGAACGCCGCTTATCTCGACACCTTTGCCGGTAAAGTGGATATGCTCAATGTCGCATACGCCAATATGCAAGAAACCGTGGGCAAAGGTTTGGTTGATGCGTTTCAGATTCTTTCAGGTGATCAAGGCATTGGTGGCGGCATTAGCGCCATGGATAGTTTTGGCGATGCGGTGGCAGACACCACCCGCGGCGTTGCACTCCTTGTAGCAGCTTTTAAAGACTTAAGCAATTACGGATCTACTGCCTTAGATTTATTACGCAATATTGATCCATTCAATCCGCTTGGAAGCGCGTTTGGTTACGTTCGTGGATTGGGCAAACCTAAACCTGCGCCATTTAGAACGCCAATGACTATAAGCGGTTCACTAGATTCTCAAGCCAAGGCAGAAGCCGCTCGCAGAAAAGCCGAAGCAGATGCAGCAAAACGCGCTAAAGAATTATTGGCTTTAACAAAGAAACAGGTTAAAGCGCAAGAAGAATTAAACAAAAAGAAAAAAGAAGAAGGCATTTTAGGCGATATTGCCAAGCGATTTGATCAAGAGCGCATACAAATTGCCGCTGCGTTGCAAGGTCAGGTTGGCGAAGTAGAACGCCTACGCCTTGAACTTATGCAAGCTTTACTTGATGAAGATGTTAAGCGCGCCATTATTCTTGAGGGTCAGTTAATTAAAGCCGAAGCGGCTGCACAAGAATTGGCATTATTGCTTGATGGCTTGGATGAAATGGTTGGTAATCCGTTTGCAGATTGGCCCGGAACTATCACCCGTATTCAAGAATTGCTTAAAACCTTAAAAATCAATGTTCCCATTGAAACATTGTTTGCTGAAAAAGGTTTGAAACTTGATCAAAACTCAATGACTGTAACCAAGTTAGAACGCATGGACGTAGATGCCAATAATGTCTACGTAAACGGTAAGGTGTTAGGCGGCGGCGGTGGTGGTGGCGGTGGCGGCCTAGGCGGTGGCGCTGGCGTTGGAAGCGCTCGTAGCAGTTCAATTTTAGACGATGAAGCAGCTCGTTTATATCGAGAAAGAAATCCCTTAATTATTTCTGCTGTTGAGGCACACGCGGATTCTTTATTGACACTCGCTGAATCTGAATTGGACTTAGCAAACGCCCTTCTCAAAGAATCCGGTGGAAAGGTCGAAGTTACTGTCAATGTTGAAGGTACGGTTATCAGCGAAGGAGATCTAGCCGAAACGCTTATCAATGAGATTTACCGAAATCAACGCAACGGACAGGGCATCCTTCTTAGCTCGGTGGCAATTTAATGGCAGCACCAACACTCAGGGTCTTTGTTGACTTTGATTCAGATACCGCTTATGAAACCAATCCTTTGATATTGGGTTCGGCCACAAAAGGTATTTTGGGAACCAATAGGCTTGGTTCGGGCGTTTTACCGGTTGAAATTACCAACTTGGTAACGCGCGTTGGTATTCGCCGTGGTCGTAACCGTATTACATCGAAATTTGAGTTTGGCGCAGCTGACGTTATCCTTTATGATCAAAACGGTGATTGGAACCCGCTCAATCCAGCTGGAGCCTATTACCCAAACCTAGTGCCATTACGGCAAATCATTATTTACGCTGATTATCTAGGTGTTCAGTATTTCTTGTTTTCAGGTTTCATTACCGATTATGACACCGGGTTCCGCCAAGGTAATGAGGATTTATCAACCGTCACGCTTCGATGCGTGGATGCCACTAAATTGCTTGCAGGTTCAAGTATTACTACCGTGGCTTCAAGTCCTGCGGGTCAGCTCTCAGGCGCTCGTGTCAATGCCATCCTAGACGACATAGCCTTCCCTGTAAGCCTACGATCTATTGATACGGGTGACTCAACCCTTCAGGCAGATCCCGGAACCACTAGAACCGCCTTAGAAGCCCTGCAAACGGTAGAAAATAGCGAGTTTGGCGGATTCTTTATTGATGCAGAAGGGCAAGCCACCTTTATTAGCCGAACCAACCTTATTAGCCGTCCAGCCACATCCGTTTACGCCTTCTCCGATACAGGCTCAGACATCAGTTACACAAACGCCGTGGTGGCTTTTGATGACACTCAGATCCTTAATGATGTCACCGTTACCCGCTCAGGCGGCACGGCACAAAACGCTTTTGATCAGACAAGCATTGACACTTATTTCTTGCACTCAGGCAACCGTACAGGCATCCTTGTTCAAACCGACACCGAAGCCTTAAATCAGGCTAAAGGTATTCTGGCTACCCGTAAAGATCCTGAAATCCGCATTGACAGCATTGCCCTTAACCTTTATGACGATACCAACCCAAATAAGCCTAAGGCGGGTGTGGACATCGAATTGCTTGATGGCGTGACCGTAACTAAGACAATGCCGGGCAGTACTACAATTACACAAGCAAGCCTTATTAACGGCATCCATCACGACATTACGAAATCAAGCTGGAATACAACCTTGTTTACGGCTGAGCCTTTATTGGCTGGATTCGTATTAAATTCATCAATTAGCGGTATACTATGCACGAACGTGCTGAGCTACTAAGGAGAAACATGGCAGGCGCAGGATATAAGTTATTCAATACCGGTGAGGTTCTAAACGCAGCTCAGGTAAACACTTACCTTCAAGAGCAGGCCGTAATGGTTTTTGCTGATTCCACAGCTAGAACAACGGCATTGAGCGGCGTTTTAGCTGAAGGCATGATCACTTATCTCAAAAGTGACAAAAAGGTTTACAAATACAATGGATCCGCGTGGGTTGAGGTTGTATCGGGCGCAGCTTCACCATTAACAACAAAGGGCGACCTTTACACATACAGCACCGCTGATACTCGTTTGGGCGTTGGCACAAACGGACAAGTCTTAACGGCAGACTCAACTGCTGCAACAGGTTTGGCCTGGGCAACACCATCAAGCGGCGGGGGTTTGACTTTACTTAGCACAACGACACTTTCAGGCACTTCAACTACTATCAGCTCGATCAGCGGCTCATACAAAAATCTTATGCTCATTGTGGATAA